ACTGAAAGTGCGTTGTTTGCTCAAGCACAAAGCAGAACACAACTCAACCCAGACGGCTCTCCAGCTACCACAGATCAGGGCGCAACAACGGATGGCTCGCCTACGCCTACTGGTCAAGAGGCTCTCATCGATTACTCGCTCAACGGAGCGCAGATTGCTTCGCTTATTCAGATCATCAACGCGGTTGCCGCTGGTGCAATTACTCAAGAGGGAGCCAATGCAATCATCCGTGGAGCATTCCCCAATATTCCAGATCAAGTCATTCAGAGTATTGTGGCTGGAATTAATGTTGGTACGCTTGCCCCTACTGGAAAAGTTACAGCGGGAGAAGCGGCGCAAGTTCCAACCCCGCCGCCAATCGACCAGACCAAATCAGAAAAACTTGGATCAAATGATGTTCCCGCAATCGGAGAGCAAGATACAGAAACAGGAAAATACGAATCTGGTGGCGATGGTGATATTGATGTAGGTGAAGAGCGCGAGCCAACCGAAAAGGGCGCAGTTGAAAACCTTCCTACTGGTAGCACTAAAGAGGGCAAACTTGAGCCTAAAGTACCAAGCATTTTAAGCTCTTTAGACAAGCAAAGCGTTGAACTTTTGGTTAAGGGAATGCTTAATGCTTGCGAGCTTGGTAAATATTCGGACATTGATTTTACCCCGCCACAAGGCGTAAAGGAAGCGGCCAAGAGGGGGCTAGAAGTAAGGGCAACCAAGCCAGCTAGTCAGCGCGGAGGAACGCCAGTTGGAATTGCTAGAGCTAGGGATTTGTCCGGGGGCAAGGAAATTTCTCCCGACACGGCAAGGCGCATGAAGGCTTTCTTTGATAGGCATGAAGTGGACAAGGAAGGATCGACTTGGAGCGAGAAAGGCAAGGGGTGGCAAGCATGGCAACTCTGGGGCGGTGACGCTGGTTATGCTTGGGCAAAGAAGCTGGTTAAGCAAATGAATAGCCGAGATGAACAGCTTGAAGAACCCGCCGCTTGCCCCATCGCAACGCAAGACATCAAGACCAATTTAGAAAACAGGCAGAACGCCGTGGACGATGCCAACTATGGCCCCGCCAATCCCAACGAACCAAATGAGGATTATTGGAAAGCCAAAGCCAACGAGTTCCAAGGTGATGTAGCCACGGCCAAGAAGATGCTTTGTGGAAATTGTGCCGCCTTTAATCAAACCAAAAAGCTACTAGGTTGCATAAGCAAGGGAATTGGCGAGGATGCTGGTGAAGTAGAGGTGGGCGGGAATCTTGGGTATTGCGAGATTTTTGATTTCAAGTGCGCGGCGAAACGGACTTGTGATGCGTGGATTGTTGGTGGCCCAATCACGGACGATAAAAAAAAAGTAGAGACTGAATTTGTAGCTGGCAGGGATTGCGGACAGGATGAGGGAGGGACTTTCGGCCCAGACAATAAATGTGCGGTAGGATATGGAAGGCCAGCCGAAAAAGGTGGATATACGCCAGAAAGACCGGGCGGGAAGATGCCTAAAGATTATGTGCGTCCAACGCCACAAGATCGAGGCGAAAAAAACGAAAAACCAAAAGCAAAAACTGAAAAAGAAAAAGAAAAAATAGAAAAAGCTGGCATAGGAAAAGACGGACATACATACGATAAAAATGGAAATATCGTAATTCCAAAGTATCAATTAAGCGATATGCAAAAAGCCGGGAAACGACCAATTCCAAGTAAGGGAGCAAAATTATTTAATGGGGAAGTGGATGCAAGGGACTGGAATCAATATAGAAGTGCCCAGCTAAAGGCCGACCCAGAAGCCGTGTGGAAAGTTGGGGAAGTAAAAATGAAGGGAGAAAATCTTGATTTCAAAACTTGGAACGAAAGAGTTGGCAACGATGTGGCCTCTCATCAAGTAAAAAGTGATTTTAAGGGCGATCAATATATAAAAATAAATACAACCCCAGAATCTAAAACCTCACAAACACTATTAAAAGTATTTGATAAACAAGCGCCACACAAACAAACTAAAGATATGTGGAGAGGATTGGCCTTTGAAACAAAGGCTGAAACAGATAATTTTATTAAGGGAATATCAGGTGGAATGAGCTTAAACAGAACATTCACATCCTTTACCCCAGATCAAGATGTTGCAAGTAAATTTACAACAGGGGCAAAAGGTGGTAACTTGTATTTGAGGCTAACAAAAAGTAAATCCTTGAGACAATTTGACGCATCTAAATCACTTGGCGAGCGAGAATTTGTATTGCCATATAAATCAAGAATCCGTATGGTTGGACAACCAAGGCAAGTTCAATATAGAAAGAACGGCCCATTCTCAACCGTTGTAGATATAGAGGAGTATTAAAATGGAAAGCAAAGATTACGGAAGCAGAATATCCGATACATTTGGATTTGAGCCAATCAAGGGACAACTCAAAGATGAAAATAAATCTAAAGAACTTTGCGATCAACCAGATTGCACTTGCGATCAAATTGACAAGAAACCATAACCCTATGGAAAACGCCAACGGCGAGACAATCCTTACTAATCTGCTGACCTATCAGAGTCAGATACGCATATTTCATTGGCAGACAAAAAGTTATAGCCAACACAAGAGCTTTGGGAAAGCGTATGAGATGCTTGATGAAAAGATCGACAATTTCCTAGAGACATTCTTTGGCAAGTATGGTCGCATCGTTTCGGCCTCTGTATTTGGCATTGAACTAGACAACTTTTCGCCAGAATCCTTTGGTGAATACAATGATGAATTTATCGCTTTCTTGACGGACGAGCTTCCCGGCTATTTGGCAGAAGGGGACACCGATCTTTTGAATATTCGAGATGACATTCTTGGCGCAGTTAATCGTCTCAAATATCTGCTAACACTAGCTTAATATGCCCCTACCTAGCCCAGAAAAGAAAGACAAGATCAAGGATTTTGTTGGTCGCTTCATGGGCAATGAAACAGCCATCAAGGATTTTAAGGATGTGAAGCAGAGGGCGGCGGTTGCCTATCAGACCTATCGGGACTGGAAAAAGAAGCAGAGGCGCAACAAGTCCCTAGAGGATGCCAGCATCATCCCAGATGTATATATCTTGAGCCAAGGCGAGGCTAAAGGACACGATCTTTATATTGATAAGACCAGCCTTGAACAAGCCTATCAGTTAATGAAAGCCGCCCCGAATGGAATTAAATGTAAGCTCAATCATGGATCGGGACTGGACGCAGTAGTAGGTTATGCTCGCAACCCTCGCATTGAAGGAGACAAGCTCAAGGCCGATCTTCACCTACTCAAAAGCTCGCCTCACTACGGACTTATCAAGGAAATGGCAGACGAAGCTCCCGATCAGTTTGGGGTTTCCTTGGCCTTTATGAACGAATCTGAAACCATTGGAGGCAAGGACTATATTCGCCCTCAGAGTATTGCATCTGCCGATTTGGTTAGTTCCCCGGCATCCAACGAAAGATTTAGGGATTTTGCAACCACAGAAAGTGAAATGCTTGTGTTTGCGGTTGGCACGAAATTAAGGTGCTGGGAAGGCTACAAGCCAGCCAAGGGTGTCGAGGCTTATTCCCCCGGCTCTTGCGTGAAGGCTGAGGCTAAAGAAAATTTGGGCTACAATGCGGGAGGCCAGAGCGTCCCCGCTGATATTAAACAAGCAGTTGTCGAGAGCGACCCAAAACTTGACAATAAAGGAAAATCTAACATGGACGAATATAAAACGCAAATGGAAGGCTTGATGAAGAGGCTCGAAGCTCTCGAAGCCATTGTAACCCCGAAAACTGAAAACAAGGATGTCGTTGCCGAGGGCGCAAAGGCCGAGGGTGAAACCCCTGCCGTTGAGACCAAGGAGGACACCAATATGAGTGAGCTTGTGAAAAAAGCCCTCGTTGAATTTGGCATTAAGCCCATCCCCGCCAGCCCCGCTGTAGAGGAAAAGGTCGAAGCCAAAGTCGAACCCAAAACTTTTGAAGCTCTTGTAGCGGCTCATGCCGATTACGGAACATCAAAGCTCTCGGCTATGAAGGCCGTGATGCTCTCCAACCCCAACGAATATGCCGAAGCTCTTAGCCGTGGCATTAGCAAAATCTAACAAAGGACAATAAAAAATGAGTTCACAAATTGACGGACATTTTCGTACCTTCGGTTTCTCCACGGCTATCTCGGCCTACCGCTTGGTAATCCCCTCCACCACCACAGCGGGTTTCGCTGATGTGGCGACTACTGGAACGGCTCGTGCTATTGGCGTAGTGCAACAGGATGTTGCCGCTGGTGATGCAGGAACAGTTAAGTTGTTCCACCCTACGTTTTTTGCAACCGTCTCGGGCGTTGCGGCAGTAGGTGATGTGGTTAAATTCGACAACGGCGGTCAGGTGACCACGCTGGCGGCGAATATCGGCACGGCTGGCATCGCTCTGGAAGCGGCCACGGCAACTTCGGCGGTTATCGAAATCGCTGTTCCGTTGTACTAAACAATCGTAACAACAACCAAGAAAGAATAAAATAATATGGCATTTGTAAGTGGCGGAACAACGATTCGGGCGGACATCTCACAGGCTCTCATTGAAGGGCCGAGTGATGTCGGATTGATCGGTGCGGAAGCTCTCCCCCTGCTCAACGTCCCGGCTAAAAGCGGAATTTACCTAAAAGCGACTCTCGCTGGTGCTGATCTGCGTAATGCGGACGCTCTCAAGCGTGATATCGCTTCCGAATACGCGGCGATCACTCGCTCGTACAATTCGGCAACCTACGCAACTCAGGAATACGGATTGACCGAATATCTGGACGATTCCTTTAAGTCGGACATGAACAGGTTCTTCTCAATCGAGGCTTCCTCGGCGAAGTTCCTGCTCCGTCAGTTGAAACTTTCCCACGAGAAGCGGGTTTCCGATCTTCTCTGGGCGAGCACGACTCCGTTTGCTACTGCCGATCAAACCCGCGCGGTTGCTTACACGGAAGCTCTCTTGACCACCATCAACGCTCCTGCTGACGTTGCGGCGGCTAAACTGGCTCTTAATAAGTTAGGGTATAGTCCGAACGCCGTGCTCATGAGTGCTAACGTGTTCGAGCGTATCCGCCGCTCCACCCTCCTCCAGAATATGTTCTTCG